TTGTTTTTGATACTCAAATTTATCTCTTTCAAGCTTCATCTTTTCATCAAACTGACGGATTTGTTCAGATAAATCTTGAGTATCTTCTCCTTCATTAATTACACCATCTCCATCAGCATCTCTTTTAGACTGTGCTTGAATATTAGCTATTAAAAGTTTAGTCTCATTATCTCTCTGATTAATAGTATCTTTTAACTGCATTTCAGCTTGTTTTGCCTGCATTTCTAGTTGAGCTTGTTGTTGTTGAGCTTGCAATTGTTGTTGCTGTATCTGTTGCTGATACTGTCTCATTTCTTCCTCATTCTGCTCAAGCTGTTTAGATTTTTCAGACAAAGAACCTGATGATTTAAGTTTAAGATAACCAGAAAGGCTAATAGTGTTATTCTGTAAAGCTATTGTAGCAACTTGGTCTATTTCATTTCTAAATTTCTCAACATCATAATCATTAGATACAACTAAGCCATAATCTGCTTCAGCAAATTCATCACCATCAAATTCTGATACTTTGGAAGTTAAGTCTGATAAGGTATACTGAAACTTTACATTTCTTCCTTTACATCCTATCTTAGCAGTATCTAAAAAGCACTCTAAAACTCTCTTCTTTAAATCGTTATATCTTTCAAAATAACTTCTAGTAATATGAGCAGACTGTAAAGTACTTCTTTCTACACCTCCTACAGTTTCCCTATTCTGGATAGAACCTAATCTTTGTGGAGTAATACCTATTAAATTAGCAACTTCTTGCTCTATATATTGTAATGTGCTTACCATATATTGAATAGAGTTACCTAATTCTGCATCTATAGCAGGAGGTACTTGAAATGCTCCACTCAATTTACCTTTAGCAGCACCTTTATTACCTTCTTTCATTGGATTTACCATAACAATGCCTATAGTTTTTGCATAATAAACCCAATCTTCAAATTTCCATCCTTCAGGTAACATTGCACCATTTAACTGTGTGATTTTACCTAAATTGTTTTGAATGGTTTTAAAAAACTTATCCATTATAGCATCATAGACATAAGACCAAGGTTTTACTTGATCTATAATACTATAAGGTTTAGATTCATTATAATTGAAAATCTGTCCTATAATACCAAAATGGCATTTACTTGGATTAGACATTCTGTTATATTGAATAGGACAAGGACCACAATTAACATAGATAGCGTGCTCTCCAGCACCTATCATTACACCTTGCCAAGCTTCATTAATCCAATAAGTATGTACTTCTTCTCCTATATTTTCATCAGGTATATAGTCTTCAGTCATTATTTTATATTCAACCTTACCTGTTTCAGGGTTATAATATTTAACCTCTTTTATCTTTCTAAAAGATTTCCAGTATACCTGAAGAACTCTGATATTACCATTTAAATCGTAAGGAAGTTGACTAAATGTCACATTATCATCAAAGCAAATATTCAAGTTATCATCAGTAGACATTAAGCTTGAATATTCACCATACATAAAACTTTCAAGAGGGTCTCCATATTCTCCATATTTATCATCTTTAACTCTACCTGTCATATTACCTTGAATATCCTCAAGAAACTTTATATCTTTTGCTGATAATTTATCATAGTAAGTATCTATAATTCTGCCTACTTGCCAATAATCTTCTATACATATCATATCAGCATCTTCTATTTTATTAGAAGAGCCACTGCCATAAACATGAACTTTATTAGGATTTAATTTTCTTAATATAGGCTCTCCATGCTCTAAAGTTACTTGAAAGATAGCTTCATTAACTGTAAGTACATCAGTAAACCCATCATTAAAAATACTCTTAAAGTTCTGTTCTTTGGAATAATGCTGAAGTAATTCATTAGCTCTTACTTCTCTAATATCTTGATATTCGTAGTTATAATATTTTTGTAATGCTTGTAGTCTCTGTTGATAATTTTCCTCTGAAATACTCTCATCCTCAATAATACTTTGCAAAGCCTGAATTATTTCTTGTTTTTTGATTTTTTCTTTCTCAGTTATAGCAGTAGGATTAGTAATAATAGCTTTATAGTCAAGTATAGTAGCAGACTCTTCTCCTTTAAGTAATTCTACTACTTTATTGATAATAGGATAATGGTTTATTGTGGTAAACATATCTTTCTTTTCATACTTAAATCCATTAGGATTTAAAACCTTGATAAGGTCTTTCATATCAAGTTTACCATTCAATAAATCATAATTCATTTTCTTATGTGCCACAGTCTTTCTAACATTAGAAGATGAAAGCACTGAGTGGGAATCTGCATATTTAATGCATTCTTTTACCCAGTCTTTAGTCTTTCTTCTATATGGTAGATTCTGTCTAGGAAAATTATATTTCATGTGTATAAAATTTTATGCAAAAATACTAATTATTTTTAAGTTATTATATATAAATAATAAAAATTATTTATTATTACCTATTACGTTTAAAAAAGTCATCATTATACACATCATACTCATCTTTTTCTTGAGCCTCCTGTACACTACCTCCATATTTAACAACATAAGTATTTCTCAGAACTAATGTAATTCCTAACGCCCTGATTCTATCATAGTTACCATCTACTCCGTATAAACTAAGCTCTTTTAAGAGAGCTAGATTTCTAATAGTTCTCACATTTCTTATTGTTACTGCAACTTCTTCTCCCTCTTGATTAGTTTCATATTTTGTTTTGGGCAGTTTTAACCATTGTTCAATTAAATCATCTTCATGGTTATTCATAGGTGTAGTAGCTGATATACCTTTAGCAGAATTACCATATCCAGTACTTTTTACAATATCCCTTTCCCTAAGATATTCAGGTGTATCTGCTAGCATATATGTGCAATTCATTTTACTAAAATAAGAATAACACATCTTATTATTACTCTCATAAAGCATTAGTGCATTATAGTATATGCAAAGTAGTCTTCCTAATTCAAATACATTATCTTGGTCTTGTCTTCCAGTATATTCTGCTGCTATAGATTCAGTCCACATATCTATTACAAAGAATGAAGCCAAAGATTTAGATTCTGCATCATCTTGATTGATAGGGTCATGACCTATTACATATCTTTCAGAATAAACCCTACCATTAGCATCTTTTTCAGGTTCTTTAAATATTTGTAAAGCTCCGTGTGCTTTATTATCACCTAAAGGATAATTCATTATAACATCATCCTCTGTAGGTTTAAATTTAACAGTACCATCAGGATTCTGTATCAGAGTACCTACTAAAGTATCATCATATTCATGAGGATTTGATTCCAATTCTACAATACGCTCATTTATATCTTCTATAGGAAATCTATTACCTTGAATCTTTAAGATAGCTTCTTGAGGAACTATAGGATATTCAGCTGTTCTTTTCATAGCAGCATTAATATCACTAGAATTATTCTTTACATTCTCTCTATCTTTTAATATTTGAAATAAAGCTTTAGTTACATCAGAATTACCATCTTTATCATAACATCCTTCATTATTCATATAAGCAGGATAGAAGTAAGAAAATATAGGTCCACCTTTACCTTCTATATCATAGACATTCTTGAGTGGTTTGATATGAAAACCTTTAGGATGATATAACATATTAGCAAAAGCTTTAAAATCAGAATCCTTGTCACCGCTGGTCCCGTATGCAATAATTTGACCATAAACAGCCCTGTCTTCACCTTGACCCTGCTCTACAGAAGGTAGTATATTGGCCCATACTTTGTTTAATCTAGCAAAACTTCCTGCCTCTTCAAGCACATATAGAACAGCTCTGGTACCACGTAATTTTTCTTCGTCATTGTTAGAAGATATGCCTACAACAGAATTACCTGTACCTTTGTTACCCAAATCCAAATCTTTATATCCAGCTGTCCATAACATATCTTGTAGACGATTTACTAACATTTGTCTACCTGGCCATTCAGTATTTTGGGAAATAAAGTCTATGTTATGTTGGAATTTATCAAGCGTTTGGTCTCCAGCAACAAGGAATTTCTTATCTGAAGCTGTTATATAACAAGTACAACCTCTATTGTTATCAGGAGATTCCCCTAATTTAAATCTTTTAGCTAACATAGAACTAGCTATATAACTCTTTGACCTACCTCTAGAAGATAGCATTCCAGAGTGTAAACCCTCTTCTCTAGCTTGCTCTATATAGTGAAAATAATAATATACTCCATCCCATACTTTAGGCATTTTATAAACACGGGCAGCTCTCTTGGATTTAGTGGAAGACTTTTCTGCTAACTGCATTTCCATATAATTCATATAGAAATACATATCTCCTGTAACATACTCTCCATCAGAGGGTCTCACCATACCAAAATAGCACCTGTAAATTTCTCTTTTCAACCATTTATAATACTCACTATTAGGATTGGGATTAGGTTTTAATTCGGTAAATTTACCAGTCTTTTCAAAGGTAATAGCTGTTTTTCTAAAGTAATCCATATTCTCTAGAATATGAGGGTTCTCTAAATCAACTATTATCCTTCCATCTTTAAATCTGGGGTCTTTAGGGCAATCTTTGGCATATTTTCTTTTAGGATTGACTAAAGATTGTATATAAGGTACATTATAAAAATAATTCCAAAATTTTTCTTGAAATTCTTTTGATTGCTTATCTAATCCTAGTTCTTCTATAGGTGTATTTACTTTGTTTACTTCTACCATATCATTCAAAGTTTATACCATCTTCAAACATAGCTTTACCTACATCACCTCCTCTTTTTCTACTTACTTCTACAATATCAGCATTAACTTGTTTTTCAGCTTCTTGTATATCTTTAGTTAGTTGTGGAATAGCTTTAATAGCTGAAGTAATACTACTAATAGTATACAAAGGTTTACCTGTTTTATCATCTGTAGCATTTAAATCAACATCCCTCAGAAACTTCCTTACTTTATCTATAGCAAAATAAGTATCTTCTAAAAGTTGTGATGATACAGTAGTACTTAAAGTCTTATATACATTAATGGCAGTTTGTAATTCTTTACTGATTTTATAATTTTTTGGAAGTCCTTCTTGTACTCTAATTGCTTCAAACCTCTCACTATCATCAATAATATAACTATAAGAGCTTCTAGGGTCAGCCATAAAGAATATAATAGAACATTGAGTATAAAAATTTTCTTTATTTTTACTTTTGTCAGCTTGGAATAAATCTCGAATAGGTTTTACTAGCAAAGCTTCATCTGTCACTTTAATTTGATAATTTTCTAGACTTAATAGCTTCATAATATATAAATTTAAAGGCTAGTGTTTAGCTAGCCTTAAAGTTAATTTTATCTTTCTGATTTATAAATCTTATTACCTTCAGTAGCTTCAAGTATTATATAATCTACATCCCTGTCAAACAAGAGTAAACACTCCTCTTCATTTAACTTGATAGTTGGTAGTTTATAATCCAATTCACTGTAAGATTCTTTTACTCTAGTACCTGTAACATCAAGTACATCTCTCTGTAGACTATCTCTATCTCTGACTAACTTTCTATCAAGATAATAGAGAGGATTGATTTTAATGTAGTCTCCTACTTTAATATCATGTACTACAGGACCTACAGCAATAACTTTCTGTACCAGTTTATGAAGGTTCTTAGCATGAGCAGTATCTTTAAATACAAGACCTACCTTCTTATCAAGAGCTTTAAACTCTTCTTCTGTATAGAATTTCTCAGCTGTAGTTACAATAGTATTAGCTCTTGGCTGTATTTTCTTTACGTTCAATTCTTCCATTTTTATTCTCCTTGTTTTTATTAATATAAAATAGTTTATTTTTATTTACATATAATTTACCAACATAAGGTAGTGTAAATCCCAGTAGTTCTTTGCATTCATTATAATCTGTATTCCTTATTTTGTCTTCAATATATCTAATCCAATCTTGATAAATTATATTAACTTGTTTTTTATTTAAGTTAAACTCTTTAGTTATTTGCTCCAGTATACTCTTCTCTAACATTTTTAAACACTAATACCAATGAAAAATCTTCTTCTGTATAAGGTGGTATAAATTGAGGATTTATCTTATAGTAACTAAGTTTATTACTGAAAGGAAAATTTCTAGGCACAAGTATATGTAGTTTCTTCAACTTAGTTATTACATTTTGCATCTGTTGTATGCTTATACCTAAATCCTGTCTTATTTTAGTTCTATAAGTATCATTTAAAGCAGTTTCATCAAGTAAGTTTTCATCAGTAATACTTTTACTTAGTATATACCTTTGTCTTATACAAGCTGCAAGAAACTTCTGTTCGGCTTTAGTTAAATGATGTTTGGGAGCAAGGTATTCAATCCAACAAGAGAAAAAGTCTCCTTCTTCTCCTATTGGATTGCATTTAACTTCTAATACCCTGTTAGGTTTCATAATTACTCCTTGTCTTCTGTTTCTTTCTTAGGAAACAAGAAATTAGTTACTTCATTCATAGCTTCGACAGTTGTTTGTGTATCAAATTTACCACATTTAACAATGTCCATAAGCATTGATGCTCTAGTAAGCATCCAAGTATTTTCCAACTGCTTAACTTTCATATAAAGTGCATTGGCTGCTTCTGTAAGTTTAGCATTCTCTTCTTGAAGCTTATTGAAGTTTTCTTCATTTAACTCAAGAAGTCCTTGTTCACTGATTGCATTATTGTCTTCCATTTTTCTTTGATTTTTAAGAATTTACCTTGTTTATATTTAAGTTCAAATTGTTTTTCCCATTCTTCAATACTTGAGTCTAAAAAATCAGTACTACCACAGTATTTACAATATTCTGTATCATTATCTAACATTACAGGATTATCTAAAGACAGACAATACTTGCAGTAGTGTACAGGCTCTTCATTAAAGTCAATATTTTTATCTTCCTTATTCATTAGTCTCTTCAGTTTGAGTCTGTTCTATAGCTTTAGTAAGAATAGCATTAATCTTTTTTCTAAATGCAGTACTCTTCTTTTTAGTATGATAACATCCTGTAGTAACATCAATATAGTGTCCTCTCCTTAAAGCTCTTCTTGAACTTCTACATTGTTTAGCCATTATTATTCTCCTTTTTTACATAAAGTTGACAATAACATTTATTGTGTTGAAGATAAGAGCTGCAAGGGCATATATTATGGTCTGTATCATTACCATCATGACTAGGGCATCTACCATAATTAGCTTCCAATTTAGCAATAATATCATTAACAATATAATCACTAGGATTGAGTTCCCATCCTTCTTTTCTTACTATTTTAAAAGGAATTTTAATCATGTTCTTTTATTTATGTTGCGGACTTAGCAGGACTTGAACCTGCGACCCCCTGATTAACAGTCAGGTGCTCTAACCTATTGAGCTATAAATCCTTTAGTACCCCCAACAGGACTCCAACCTGTAACTTATTCATTAGAAGTGAATTACTCTATGCAGTTGAGTTATGGGGGCAAATAATTACTACTTCTTCTTACTTCTACTAGAAGTAGTTTTAGGTTTATTACCAGCAACTTTATTCATAGCATTAGCTCTTTTATTAAGATCAGAAGCCATATCTTTGGCTGCTTTAACAGCTCTAGCTTTACGTTGAGAATCTGCCATAATCTCTTCATATTGAGCCATAGTTCTGGCATCATCTTCAGCCATCCAATCTTTTTCAGTTTTAATTTTATTTGTTGCCATAGTTTTATATTTTATTTTTTGTTGTGGAGAGGAGACTTGAACTCCTATCTTCAGTTTATGAGGCTGACAATCTAACCCTTAATATACTCCGCAGTTCTTACTAACTTTTGGTTGCAAAAATACAAAATATTTACATACTACACAAATAAAATTATCAATAAAATTGTATATTTTATACAATCAATTGACTATGAATTAATTAAATTAGTAAAATAATTGTAATAATAAGTAACCCAACACTTGTACTACCTAAAACATTTCTTTGCTTTTTTAATTTTTCAGTATCTTTTTGATACCTGTCCTCAAGCTTGAGAGCAGTATTATAATATTCAATACATGACTCTTTTAATTCATAATTAATGATAGAATCATTCTTTATAATATTCTTCAAGTTTGTATTAATTTCCTTCTCATATTGTAATTCTATCATTTTAGCATTAGCAGTTTTTAATGCTTCAATAGACACTACTGCACTGTCACTTTGAGCATAACTCATAAAACAACTTGACAGTAGCACTGTCATTAAGATTATATATTTTTTGAATTGTGTCATATTTAATACTATCTATTTTTCTGATTTTATATTTTATTTCAGTATTAGTAATATACAATGTGTCTACTTTAGTAGTGATTGGTGCTTTAGGTATGCTGATAATATCTTCTTTATATCTGGGAAAGAAGAACCATAATATAATAGACACTGTTAGTAATAATCCTAATAAATATTCAAATAAGCTTATATTTCTTTTCATATCAGCATTGTGTTAAACTACCTTTTAATCTTCTATTAGGTCTAACATAAGAATAATGAATCCAAGCACCTTTATTCTCAAAAAATACTTGGTCATACTGGAAGTTATTGACAATCAGATTATATAGTTTTTTATTTTCAGCTAATCCTTTTCTAGTGTCTAAATCTGCTGCGATGCCCAGTTGATGCTGGCTACTATCTACTCCTTTGACTGCTTTATTTAATTCAGGACATCTATAACCACTATTTATATAAATAGGTTTGCCCCATTTTTCCCTAATTTTATCTAATT